AAGATATAGACACGGCCATAGACTCCTTAGGTAAAAAGAGCCACACCTTAGAAACCCCCATTGAAAAAAGTGTCATTTTCCTCAAAAAGATCCCGAAGGAAGATACCATAGTGCTAACAACGGCAAGAGATAAAAAACACAAAGACCACACAGAAAGGATGCTTAGTCACTTCGGGGTTCCCTATGACAGGATAATGTTTGATCTAAGGGCTGGTCCCCGTTACCTGATAAACGATATAAAGCCCGCAGGAACAGCGGGAAACGCAACACCCATTAACACCGCTTACTCCTTAAACGTGGAAAGAGATGAAGGCATTGAGCTTTCTTTTTGATTAGTAAATGAAAGTAGATAAAGAAAACCTAATTCAATTTGTTAACATCGTAAATGATTGTTGCGCCGTCATGGATGATGACTATGTTGCTGAATGGTTAACCAAACCCAACTCAGACCTTAACAAGGAAGCCCCCATTGAGCTTGTAAACACCCAAGTGGGAAGAGAGAAAATACTTCGACTGCTCTACTTCGTAGAGATAGGTGAAGCAGACCTTTAAGCTTTAGGAACACTGCTTATAATAAGTGTTGACCCATCGGGGAACTTGGTTCGAGTTACCAAGAAAACTGTTCCACCTACATCTTCCTCAATTGTATAATTAATATTTCTGTCACCCTCACTAGTAGGAGCTGCGTCTCCCGTGGGTATAATATCATATTGAACTGAAGGCCCTCTTGTCACCACGTCGAAGGTCCCCATTGGAGCCCCAAAAGGCATCCCCTCGTAACTCAACGACGCAACCCCGCGCACCATAGGAGGCACATAAACTATTAACCCCGTGGTTCCCGTTAATCTAAAGTCAGCAGAAACCAAGTCAGAGACAGGGCTAACAGTAGACCCTCCACCCCAATCTCCCGACCCTGTAGGGGAAAGGTCGTCCGCTAAAATATTAGATCGGGGAGGATCTTCATGCCTGAAATTGACTCGCGTTACTTGCTCGAAATTGGTGCCGCTAATCTGAATAGCCGCCCCTTCGGAACCTTGATTAGGGGTAAACCCTGAAACGAATATTTCTTTTCCGGTTATCTGGTAAACATCAGAAGAAGCTAGAATCTTCGTCTCTATCCGACCCCCAAAAAGGCCGGTGTTGTAGCCTGAAGGCTGTGAAACTGTCCACCACCTATCAGGGCTGTTGTAACCCTCCGAATTTGAAATTATTCCTCGCTGAGCGGCCCATGGATCAACAGTAAACAAAGCCCCACTAACCGTTTGCAGAGGAAGCGCCATCTGAAACTCGTTATAAAAAACATCAGCAACCCCGCCGATAGTTGCGGTTCCAGTAACGTAATTAGAAAGTATAGCCAAAGGAATAACACCAGAAGCCTCTCGGCGTCCCCCAAAAACCCCAGACCCACTTACGCCTACCAAACCATCAACACCAGAAGCAAACGAATCAGGAAACTCTAGAAAGACCCTATCAAAGCAATTTATCCCAGTAATGGAGATATAACTTCCCGTTTCCGCCCTGTTGGAAGAATCAAAACCGGATACTCCAGTGATGACACCAATAGGAGTGAAAATATTTCCCTGAGTCCTCACTCGATTCTGTCTTCCGGTTATTTCCAAATCACCGAATACTATTCCAGTAGGAACATTAACAGTAATGGATTCCACCCCTTGAGCATCTATCGAATTTGAAAGGTTTGCGCTTGATACGAAAAGATTATTTCCCGTAGCCGAAGGAAATGAAACACCCATCCCGCTAATATTCCTTCCGCTGAGAGTCATCGTCTCTCCGGGTAACAAATCGTTTGTAAATCCAGATATTATATTGAAATTAATTCCCGAATCATGCGAAGAGGTTCTGCTTACAAAATCCCTAACGCGAAAAACTCCACTGTCAGGATTTATAGAGGGCATAGATAGACTTAAATTACTATAACTCTGACCCGCGAAAGCGTTTATTCCGAAAGATCCAGATTGACCAGAGAACTCCACCCCGGTCACCAAGTCCAACCTCTCTCCCGAAATAGTTAAAGTGTCTCCCAGTTTAAAAACTTGGTCATAATCAATCACTGAAGGAGCATTTATCCCGCTATAATATCCACTAATATAAGGCTTGGAAAGACTGACAATAAGTACACCCGTCGAAGAAATATCGCCCCCGCTAGTGGCAATACTCAACGTGTCGCTTTGGCTATTGTTAGGTATCTCGAAAGTAAACCCAGTTGTCCCGGGCTGATCAAAAGTATCCACCAGAAACGACCCAACCCTCAAGCCACTCGGAACCATATTTTCAAAGTAACCAGACACTGTTACGGTATCCCCAAACTCCCCACTGATAGGCTCAAAACCGCTTAAATGAGGAGAGCGAAGCACATCCAAATTTGGATCAGTAAGCCCATTAAAAGATCTCCTATTTCTAACTATCATCCTGTAATTTATTCCAGTTAAGAAAGACGTAGGGTAAGTGTATTGTATTTGATCGTAATTGGAAGTGTACCCACTGGATGGAAGAGTAAGGTGGGACTCGTAGGTTGACACTGCCCCAACTCCAGTATAGAGCTCTACTGATGTCCCAGAATAAAGTCGTGACCCCTCAATTAAACCTGTTACCCCCGGAACAATGTTAGTTGATGGAGTATTGCTTGAAATAGAGGGGACCCCCAACGAAAAGAAACCTGAAACACCAGTAGCAGCGCCATAAAAACCAGATAAAACCACATCATAATACTCCCCCAAACCGCCCAAACTGGCAGCGTTTCCTATTTCGAAGTTAACCTGCGAGCCGGGAATTGCCTCACTCAAAGTTCCCGCCTGATAGGTCCCTATCCCCACGGTAGCATTTTGACTAGGATATAGATTAACACCTGTAATACCATACAAGTCGCTCCCTTTAACAACCACAACATCTCCCGCTATACCAGACACAGGAGTGCCCGATTGGGGGGAAAAAATGAAAGGAGGTCCAATTTCGGGAGTAAAGTACACCTCTGAAGGATACGTTTCTGGGTATTGGTCAGAGAATAAGCTAATTAAACCTGAAGATATGATGGGGACCGACCCATCCCCCAAATTTCCGCTGGAAGTAATAATGGGTATCCCAGTTGGAACCATTCCAGACATAACCCTGTCGGTTATCAATTCAAACTCGCCTGTCTGCCCCATGATAGCTCCCAAATAGTTAGAGCCGGTCTTATATAAAATCCCCGTTGAAAAATTATCCCCAGAAAGGTAAACTAAATCTCCAGTTCTCAGCGTGGTCGCTGTGGGACCAAATCCCGTAACATCCGCTAATGGATAAAATGGCAATGTAGATGGGAAACTAGACACTCCCCCGCTCTGCAAAAGCAGCGACGGAACACCCCTTGTATTCCCAGAAGGAACAACCGCTGTAATACTGTTAGTATCGACCACGGTCGCACCGGTTATTATGTTGTTAAAGTTAATACCAGTAACACCCTTCAAAGAAAAGCCGGTAACCTCAAGCGTAGAACCAGACACCAACTGAGAAGAGCTCATTCCGGACACCTCAGGAATAGGGACAAACTCGTCATTGGATAATCCACTAGCAATGGTTTGATCGTCAGCAAGTCCAGTTCTTAGCGAAGAGAAAACTGTTACCTTCCCGTAATCCGCATCTAGAGGAACCTTCACTTCAACCGTTTTGCTATCAACAGTTTTAAACTCTCCCTCCACCTCACCAAATTTCACAGTGGTTAGTTGATAAAAATTCTCACCAGTAATATTAAGGATGTCTCCCGCTCTTCCGCTAACCGAAGGAAGGGACCCTACGTCTATTTGGTCCGCCTGCCGCAACACAACAAATGGAGACCCCACGGAATACCCCGCCGTCCCCCTAGGTCCAGTAGAGGTAACCAGACGGATCTCCTGAGTGTAGGCTGCGGCCGGAACCAATCCCGAAATTCCCGTGCTGCCCATGTAAGACAAACCCCCCACTCCTAGGTTGCCGAACTTGACGGCATTTACAAGGTTTAAATTACTGCCGCTAAAAATGAAAAGAGAGTTGGGGTTTAAGTACGCCATTTTATCTTATACTAACATTGATTGGTATGATTTCGTCGTCTTGATTTATCAGGTAGCTTACTTTTATATCAACCACATCACTTTTACCCTGTATGATATTAATTGTTTGCTTTATGTAATCCCCAGCGGCGGAAGCTATGTTCCGGCCCTGCATAACGCCAGAACAGGCGAAAACCTCTGAAGGCTTGGTGGTGGTACGAATCATTTTAAGGTTTGTCAACTCCCACGCGGAAGTCGAAGAGTTCCATATTTGAAATACGGCGTAATTACCGGTACCTATTATAACAGAATCATTTTTTGGACTTACGGTAACGTCAAATGAATGCGATCCGTTTGTTAGCGTTTGTATATCGGACCATGGCTTCTTGTCGGCTCCATCATAATTAACTAGTTGGAGTTGAGCGGTGGCTCCAACCAAGGTGAAATCAAGAGAAACATTAAATATCTCGCCGTCGTTTGCAATAAAAGCTGACGAATCAGCTATAGCCGTGCCTGCATCCCATGTTGCGGAAACATCTCCGTTACCGGCAGAAGAATTAAAAGGATTATAATTAGCATAGGCCGCTCTTTCCGTCCAATTTCCCATAGGGATGCTCTCATTATTAAACTTCTTCAACCCCACTTCAATTTTAGCGTTAGTACCGGAAACAGGAAGATGGCCAGTAGGATTATCTACTTCGAAATTCATATTAACACTCTTTACGCCGAAACTAACCCTACTAGGTTTTGTTTCGTTCATTAAGTAAGCAGCAGACACGTCTGCGCTATAATTAAAAGCTCCAGCCACAAAATTATCCACCACACCCACACCAAACTCAGAAGAAACTACTGCGTTTGAAAAATTCAACACCTCAACTGAGGTGGGAGGTTCCGAAGATGCGGATACAAATTCTCCTTTTAGTTCATCGAAAAACTTAACAGAAGCACTAGCTATAGCGGGAGCATTGGGGGAAAAATTAACAGAATAACTAGTTAAATAGCCACTATCAAAATTTAAACCCCCAAAATTTCCAGAAATAGCAGTTGTGTCCGCCTCTGTTTCCCCCTGTCCCGTTATAAAAGACTTAAAGAAATCCGCACCCGTAAGAAAATAGTTGAAATTTAACTGGCCACCTATGCCGTTGGAGGCAACAAAGTTATCAGAACTCCTAGAACTAGCTACGTAGAGGGGGTCTAGGTTGGTGCTAAGTGACAGCTCCGCGTTTGACGCTGTAATTTCAACATCGTTAACCTTAAGCTTAGCATTGTTTGCTGAATATAACATTTTATTAATACACCGCCGTTAAAGTTTTTTGCGTTCTTACTATGTCGTCCAAACCCGCCTGCATGGACGTGTTTACCTGCTGAGCTCCAGACATTCCTATCTCCATACCAGAACTCCCACCCAACCCACTCACAGTCATCACCAAATTCTGAGAAGTTTCTTTGAAAGCCAACCCGGAATTAAAGACATCCTCGGCAATATTTATGGATTCTTGCGCGTTGGTGTAGAAACACGTAGTAGGAAACTCTTGACCTATTTTGTAGACAGGATTGTACCCCATCGACAAAGAATACTCAGCACTAAACACGGTACCGATTTCTGTAGCAGCTTCCGGTGCTGAAATAATAGTAGAAAAGTTATTTAAATTAGTATACCTTCCCTGAGCAATCCCCGTTGTCAGAGCCCCAGTATTAAGAGCTTCTCCGGCAACCCCCGTTAGCCTCCCACTTATAGGAATCTGAGTTCCCGATCCATAGAAAGTAAATCCAGCGGAAGAAGAAGAAACAGAATTGCTGGCAACACCTAAGCCATACGAGGTCAAGAAACCGAGCCCACTAACCCCCGCAAACCTCACCGTGACCCCACTAGCTTCTGAACCGTTAGAAGCGCAATTCTTAATCCCGCTTGCTAACGTGTTAATTATATTACCATTCTGCCCAAAATGAGTACCTGTAATTGTCGTTAGAAAATTAAAAGATAAATCCCCAACCCGGGCAGCAGACGGAAACTGACCAAGTGCACGCTTGGCTCCAATCATGTAAAGAGGTCGTTGGGAATTAGAGAAGTTAAGAGAGCAATCAGTAGCCAAAAGCTGTTCGGTAACATTATTATGAGTTACCTCTACCGCCGCCTTGTCGTAAAATACCGTTGCCATAAACCTATTCTTTTATTACACTATTATGGAAGACCTTAAACTAAAATTAACGACAGCACTAGACCCTACGTCCCCCTGAAAACTTTCCGAGGCCAATACCATATTGTCGAAAGAGTACGTTAACAATGTATCGTCAGAGTCATTCTTTTTCAAAGTTATAGTGGTGTTTCTAAAAGCTGTTTCGTTCGGAACGAACTTCATATTTTTTATTTCGTAATCATCGACCTCCATTACGAAATCCACCCCTATCACCACAGGGTTACCAGCTATAACAGTAGTGGGCTCATCTCCATTGAGAGCGTAGATAGGGACGCGAGGTGTATCAATACTAACCCCAAAAGAACTAACCCGATTTGTGGTAAACTCGTCCAAATTAATCTCCATACTGTTGTATCCGGCGATAGCTAACTCCTGAGGGGCCGGGGCGTCAGTAGGGAAAGTTATACTTCCTACTCCTAATTCCCCGAAAACGGTTGCAGTTGTCGAAATTTGTGGTATTTCCCCGATACTACAAGAAACACTATAATTGTCTACATAGGCCGTCTTAAAAATAAAATTTTTGGTCCCGTACTTTAATTGACCGCTAAAAGGAACGTCCCCAGTAAAATTTAAAAAAAAGTTTTCCGAAAGAGTATTCGCGGAGCTAGGTATCTTGTGACTAAAGAGAGTATTCACCTGAAGACTAGCTGTCTGAGGTCCCTGCGGTGCATAGACAGGCCCGTTTGACCCCCTAATACCAAGGCTAGAGAGAGGTGTGGCCGTCGAACTGTAGTCTATCCCTACCGACTGAATCCCCTGAACACCACTACCATTAATAGTGAGACTCTCCGCTTCTCTCCTAATTCTACCTAACATTACCTTATCTTTATTTTACACTTGTTTTTAGGTGTAATATAATAAATAAAGGATTAAGGAAAAATGGCAACGGAAAACAGCATCTACAACGTTCCGGTTTGGGAGTCCGGGGAAAGCTACACAAAAGATGAAGTAGTTATGCGTATAACATATCTTGACGGAACGACCCCGGCTGCTCCAACCGGCGGTGTTCCTAAAGAGATAAAATACTATTATGCCCTTAAAAGCACCAGCGGAACCACTGCCCCCGAGGCGGACGCCTCCATCGACAATTGGGGAGGCTATACCAAGATCAACGGCAAAAAACACCCCAACTTTTTGTGGACCCCCTCATATAATGTCTCCACAAAGCACAATCCCCGTGTTAACGTAGTGAAATATGGAAATGGATACCAACAAAGAAACCCAGATGGACTCTTCTCCAGCTTAATAAAAATGGATCTCACCTTTGATAAAAGAAGCGAAAAGGAAGCGGCAGCTATCCTTCACTTCTTAAAGGCTCAAAAAGCGGTGAAAAGCTTTGTATTCCAAAACCTTCCCGATCTTTACGCCGACTCCAACAACGATGGATTTGAAAAGAAATTTGTATGCCCTACGTTCAATAGCACCTTTGTTTTCTTTAATAATTATACTGTAACCGCTGCGTTCTCGCAAGAGAACAACTAAGAATATGGCTAAAAGTATAACCACACAACAGGCACGGTCATCAATCAAGTCTTTGGTTTTTGAGCTTAACAACCTCACCCCGTCCTCCATTGTGACGCTTTTCGAAATAGATATTTCAAGTATACTTAAGGCCAAATCAATCCCCAACTTAAATGCGGCTAAGTTGCAAACAGGATTTGACGGAGACACCACAGACGGCATCCTTCGCTTCCACAACAACATAAAGGTGTTTGACTCGATAGTGCAGTGGCAGGGAAAGAAATACATTCCCGCCCCCATACAGGCCAGCGGATTTGAAAACTCCAGTAGGGGAGCCTTACCCACCCCTATACTTTCCATTTCAAGTCAATCGGAAACAGGAACGGACCAACTTGCCCTTCTCAGATATGAAATATTAAAATTAGGTGATATAATCGGGGCAAAGGTTACACGTCGTAGAACTTTTGCAAAATATTTAGACTGGGCAAACTTTTCCTCCACCACCTCCGGACCTCGGCTCGAAGAACTTCCCGAAGGGTACGAACCAGACCCCAACGCAGAACTACCACGTGACATATACTACATAGAAAGAAAAACGGCTGAGAACAAAAACACCATTCAGTACCAACTAGCATCCATTCTCGACCTCGAAGGGATAAAAATTCCGAGAAGAACAATTATCTCCGATAAATGTAACTGGAACTACCGCGGCCCCGGATGTTGGTACCAGCATCAAGAAGGCGCGGGAGGAAGCAACCCAGAAAACCCGGTTCCCATCTTGCAAAAAGCAGATTTAAGGACGGGAGATATAGTCCTTCCGAAGGACGCCCCTCCCGTGGCTAACGATAAGGACGAAAGAATAGCAGGTCTTTTAAGTACGGGCAAAAATAATTTAAAAGCAGCCTCAAATAATGAATGGCAACCGAATACAGAATATCAGAGAAATAGTTATGTTTACATTATCAAAGATAAAATAAAGTATTATTTTGTATCCAAAGGAGGACCGCTAGCTCAAGATCCCGAAGCAGAAAATTACAATGCAACAGATCCTGCTCCAGTTAATACACCACCACCCAATTCCTCTTACTGGATCGCTGACGAATGTTCCAAAACACTAAACGGCTGTCGGTTAAGATGGGGGAACGGAGGCTCCGTTAGCCAAGGAAAATGTAAAATAGGGCCAACATTCGAGAACGCTTCTGGAGGATTACCCTTTGGAGGATTCCCAGCGGCTAGAAAGGTGTCTCAAATGCAATAAAATGACACTCTCAGAAAACATAAAAAACAGAATTAAAGATCACGCTCTTGCGGAAAGACCCAAGGAATGTTGCGGGATCGTTTTCGAACGACAAGGAAAAACGGACCTGCACCAGTGCCCCAACCATTCAGAGAAACCCACTGGACACTTTTATATTCCAGCGCTTCATTATGTCCACGCAAGCTCTAAAGGGGAAATAAAAGCAATCTATCATTCTCACAATTCTGAAAACGAACACTTCTCAGAAAACGATAAATCCAACAGCCACAACCACAAAGTAACCTTTTTACTATACAACACCTTTAAAAACTCCTTTTTCTCTTACGACCCAAAAAGGGAAAGAACCACACAACTGAACACAAAATTTACAATAGGAAAATCGGATTGTTATACTGTAATAAAAGATCATTACCTCAAACTAGGCATAACTTTAGAAGGAGAAAATTCCCTCGGAGACGAATGGCACAAAAAGAACCCCCGCCTAATTCAACAGCTATTCAACCTTAACGAAAACAACCCCTCCCTCCCTATAGAAGAACTGGATAAAAAGACGCCTCTCAAGAGGCATGACGTTGTGGTTTTCGAATTTAAAAAAGGAATGGGCCCCAACCACGTTGGCGTTTATCTCGGAAACGGTACCTTCCATCATCACCCACGAAACAAGTATCCCGTTATTGAAAAACTACAAGAACATTACTTGAGAAAAATATGCAAAATATACCGACACAAGGACATCAATGAAAAAAGTTAAAGTCACACTACATGGAATCTTAAAAGAGCAGGTTGGGCGAGACCAATGGAATCTTGTAGCGGGCAACGTTGGAGAAGCTATACGCGGGGTTCAATCGACTTCTAAGAAGCTCTATCAGTCGTTAATGGAAAACGATAAGAAAAACATAAAATACAGAGTTTTAATTAATGGGGATGATTTTGCAATGGACGAAACGAAAGACCCTGACACCAAAGAGGGCCTCATGGCGTCCGAGCTATGCTTGGAATCTGTTTCTAATTTAAAAACTATAGATATAGTACCCGTTATCGAAGGATCAGACGACGCGATGTCTTGGATAACCATTATCATTGGGGTAGCTCTAATTTGGGTGGGGGGAGCAGGTCTAGCCGTGAATGGTTGGGCTAGTACGTCAGGGATGATGGTGGTGGCGGGTATTGGACTGGTAGCAGCCGGAGTGCAAAACCTATTAACCCCAGACCCCACATTTGATGACTTCAGAGAAGTGGAGGGGGGCGGCCGACCTTCTTATGTCTTTTCGGGCCCAGAGAATGTTATAAGAGAAGGGGGTCCCGTTTTTGTAGGCTACGGTAGGTTGCTTATAGGAAGTCAAGTGATTCAAACTAGTGTAGATTATCTAGACGCAGACGCTGGGGTAGTTAAGAATAAAGCGTGGGGAGATACTTCCTATGGTTTACGTTATAATATTCCAGCAGTAGACGGAAGAATTAAAGAGCGGATGATAATAAATGCTCTTTGGAATATTAAGGAATAATTATGGGCGGAGGAAAAGAAGAACAAGCACGAACAGCCATAAGCGACCAAGGAGGAGTATCTCTAGACTCCTCATCGAAACTTTACGTTACTGATTCAGCTATAGAGGTCGGAGACCTTCTATCTGAAGGAGTAATAGAAGGATTAACAAGTGGTAAATATACTTATGAGGGCACAAAAGGGCAAACCGGCTTTTATTCTACCGGCTTTGATCCTTATACGGCATCAGGGGTAGCGTTGACCCAAGACCCGGAATTAGGTTTCTTAAGATCCGTTTATTGGAATGATGTTCCGGTGGTTGATATTAATGGATACTATAACTTTTCTAACGTAAATCTTGAGTATGTAAAAGGGGAACCTGCCGGAAACTTACCCTCCTTAAGCAGTAAACTTCCCGCCAATGAAACCGTAGACCTAACTGTCCACAGAACAATTGGAGAAAGATTGTACGGCCTTTCTGTTCAGGGGGGAACTTCACCTACGATTGAAAAACCACCAGCTTGGCAGGTCGGAGATGTATGGACCACAGCACTTCCAAACGACAACAGGATAGACGCAGTTACAAAGACCTATACCATCCTAAATAAAGAATGCACAGCAATAGAAGTAAAAATAAAAGTCCCAGCCTTGTGGGAGCAAATAAGAAGCGATAAAGCCCCCAAAAAACATGAAGTAGATAAAACTCCCCCCGCAGTAGGGTACGGCGACACAAAAGCCAGATCCATCCAATATCTCATATATTGGCAACCAGTATTTGACGAACGATTTGACGGTGTCAAGTCCTCGGCAGAAAAATCAGAAATAGAAAGAATCACGGGCACATGGGAAGGCCCTCTCTCAGAAACGGTCGTAGGCAACCTGACCGAGGTATATGTCCGTACTACCAAAATAGATTTAACCAGCAACTATACATCTCAGTATGGTTTTGACGGTTGGCGTATAAAAATAATTAGGGTTACCCCTGAATCTCTTACCGCTTATCTCAAAATGTTAACCTTCGTAGATTCTTTAACGGAAATCTACGGAACAAAATTGCGCTACCCATATAGCTCTATGGTTTACTCCAAATTTGACGCTGAATTTTTCACTAGGGTTCCTGCCAGATCGTATGACACAAAACTTTTAAAGGTGTTGATACCCAACAACTATCACCCTATAAAGAAAACCTACGGTTGCAGTGACGCAATAACAATGCACGCGACTACTATCAACCATGTAGCTGAGAATGGAGTCAAGGTTTCGATAGCAGCTGGAATGAAAGTCTACTTCGAAAGTGGAGTAGTCTTTACTGCTACCGCCCTTATAGGAACAGCATTTAGTGGACTTATAACGAACATGGGCACACTGACAGGTGGTAACACTAATCTCGGCGAAACCGGAGCCACCGTTGAAGGAAACCTTGATACTTCCCCCGCAACAACATCTACTAATTTTTGGGATGGTGGCTTTAGATATACCCGAGAATGGACTGACAACCCCGCGTGGTGTTTCTATGACCTGTTGACAAACTCTCGTTACGGTTTGGGCGATCACATCAACAAGTTACAGGTAGACAAGTGGGCTCTTTATGAAATAGCTCAGTATTGTGACGTTTTGGTTCCTGACGGATACGGCTCCATAGAGCCCAGATTCACCATAAACCACATTATTACTTCCCGAGAAGAAGCGTACAAGGTGCTTAACGATATGGCCTCCATCTTTCGGGGCTTGACATATTATTCCAACGGTCTCATCTATGCGGTCCAAGACGCTTATAAAAAACCCGTTTACCAATTTAACAATACGAATGTCGTCGATGGCAATTTCACCTACTCTTCTTCTGCTAAAAAAACCAGACACAGTGTGGCCCTAGTAAGGTACATAGATAGAAGGAGCTTTTTTCAACCCTCTGTAGAGTACGTAGAAAACGAAGAAGCCATTAAAAGGTATGGGATCAGACAGCTGGAAACAACGGCGCTAGGCTGCACCAGTAGAGGACAAGCCCGAAGGTTCGGGCTTTGGATGCTCGCAAGTGAATTTCAAGAGACAGAAAGTCTTACTTTTTCAGTGGGACAAGATGGAGGCTACCTAAAACCGGGAGATGTCCTTCAGGTGTACGACCAAAACAGAACCCCGCTAAAGTTCGGTGGACGAACGAATGTGGTGCTTAACACGGGAGTAGCGCCCTCGACCCTTACCTATGGTAGTCTTCCCGTTACTGGCAACAGTATTATTATTGATAACGTTCTTCCTTTTAATGCGAGTAGTTACTACAAGTTTTCATTACTTACCCCCACTTACTATTACGATACAGCCGATATCGGAGACAATTTAAATTCGAGTGGCATTAATCAAATTAGAAGATCTCAAATACAGGATTTATATTTTTACGGCGCGCATGCGCAAACGGTTACTGGTTATTATAGTTCTGATTACAACGTGGGAGGAAGTGGGGTAGCTACTCAAATATATTTTCATACCGGCCTACTGATCGACGGAGTCAACCCAATCGGTACTGGCAACCAGCTTGATTTTGAAAATTATGTTATCACGGGATACACAAATGATTACGTACAGGCAGGTACGGAAAGTAATCCGGCAAGTAGTGAAGTGTCCTATTCGGGAGGTTGCTTCTCCGGGGAAAATCTGATATGGAGCCTCGAACCTAACGATCCCACTGATGACGAATTTATTAGCGGCAATTTTTCCACTTACAGAGTTATTAATGTAGCGGAAAATGATGATTCTGCATCCTATAATATTTCTACATTAGCTTATTCCAGCGGCAAGTATGACGACGTAGAGGGACGTCTTACTTTTCAATCGCCGAACGTTGTTAAACCCCCAAAATGGCCCGAACTTGTAAGGGGTGGAACTGCGGTTTACTCAGCCATCGCGAGGGTTATCAAAGCGCGACCCAACGAAAAGGTTGAGGCAGCATTCGTGGAGACTCAGCTCCTACAAAAATACCCCACAATTGAGATAACATTTGCTCAAGCGGGGTTTGATCATCTTGCTGGGACAGCGGCGGGCATCTCAGAAATAATACAGATCAACCCCGAGACAGCCAACCCAAAAGCCATTAGATATTTAATTTGCGTCAAACGTGATCCTAGTGCCCTTGGAGTCGGTTTCGTTGATGCGGGGACTGATCCAGTCGTACAAACATTTGCGAATGTATTTGGAAATACCGATTCCATGAAATACCTTTCTATAAGTGCAAGTGTTTTCAAGGAGTTTTATGCCCCTCATCAATTTAAATATATAGATGGAGACACAGCAGCCAATGAAGACGGCACCACCAACAATCCGTATTTAAAAGGAAAATCCACCAACGCAGCTTTATTAAATGAATTTTTATTTGAGTTTTTAGCAGATCAAGACACCTCCTTCTGGGTTGCTATTTTTGCTGTTAATAATAATATAGTTTCCGAAAATGCTTTTGTAGGATTAATCCCGGGCTCCAAGGCTGCCGTAAGCGCAAACACCACCCTTGTGGCTAACCAGATTAAATCTACGGAGGTATTTTCTACCGTAGAATTCGTGACCATAAACGCTCTTTCTTCGGCTGATGTTGACCCTTCGGCCGACACGGAAATTGTACAACTAAACACCACAGAACCATCGTTTAGCTGGATAGCGGGAGACGCGAGACCTATTTATGACGATTTAGGCAACAGACTTTTTATTGCTACCCCCTACACCAGCTATAGGATTACCATTAGAGAAAACATTGACACAGCTGAGTCTTTTGCTGATTCTATTTTTATTGAGCTGACCGGCTATCATTCCCCCTCATCTACCCCGAACTTTACTTTTCTCCGGGACTATAACGATCCCAACATGATTGAGTCATTAGCAGCCAACCCTGAAGCCAGTGGATATAAATTCAACAAGGCGACGGAGCAGATGGAATGGATATCAGATCAAAGCCAAAAGGGTACAGCTGACTGGTTTAAGGTCGACACAAGCGGTGTCATTTTCAAAAACTCTCCCGAAAACTTCCCCATAAGAGATTTCAACCTTGTCATTGAAGCTCATGACAGCGCGGGAGCTACCAGCGCCGGAAACAAGGTGTGGGATAACACTATTGGGCGCCAGCAAGAATCATACGCAACTACGCAACATCAGGGATGGAACACTTTAGCTGGAACGTTAGCCGTTCCCAGCGGTATAGTTTTTGCCACAGCCGAAAGAACCAACAACCAAAGAAGCCAAGGAACTACTAATTTAATAGGAAACAACGGCTTCCTTCTGCCTCAGCAGGCCTACACTAGAAATTACCCATATTTAGCTACGGCTGCAGTATACGCGGATGGAACCTTGAACTTAAGGATGGAAGAATCAAAAGCTGAAAACGGAGATGTAATACTTAACAACAACCAAATAAGGGATAGTTTTTCAGAGGTAGCAGGCTTGGTATATTATTTCACGACGGGCGACAGCACACTACAAGACGAAGTAAGCGCGGAGGGGGTAGTAACATTTAACCACGTAAACGTTTCCCCTTCTTTTACCATTGATAAGAATAATATTACCGACTCTATTGCATTGGGGAACATGGCCATCAGAAGAAAACTGCCTGCGGCCATAAGGAGAGATAGTGCAGTCGCCGACACGGGAGCAACAGACGCGGAAAATGAAGCTGCCCCTTGGGACAGCTCAAGAATATACGAAAAAGGAGATTTGGTTATAGATGCTGACAACAGTGTTAATTATACTTGGGTAGCGATAAAAAGCGTCGCTGCCAATGGAGAAATTAACGAAGACCAAGAGCCATCAACCACATCCGGAAATTGGTGGAAAGCTTATTGGCCTCTTATTAATGTATCTGCCTTTCGGGGTTTTGCCTTGTTGGAAGGTCAAGATCCGACTAACTTTACAATTCCATTCCCTGCAATAGGAGACCCCAGCGTCACAAACGTGGACCTATCCATAGCTTTGTTTGACAAGCTTGCTTTAGCACGATATTTTGAAAGCGATGGCACCACCCCCAAACGGCAAACTGTTACGACCTTAGATAACGATCAAGCCGGACAACGAATCCCCCTTATATTCACAGATAAAAATTTAAAGCTCTCAAGAATGCCGAAAAATCTTTCGCATACTACGCTATGGAAACAGGAAAAAGGAGAACTAGACAATGACATTTTTACTACACCGGGAAAGTCAATACACCTCAAAGAGTTAAGTGTCCTTTCAGAAAGGGATAGCGCGGGTTCCTATAAGTCATGGTTTGATTTTGAAATACAACCTGAAACAGATTTTATTAGGGGTGACACGTTTAATGATAAAGGTAAATATGTTGGACCCCAGTATGCGTTTACTCAGGACCCTACGGCGTTTACCGATCCGACTTGCGACACAAACGGCAACACTACCGTCACCTGTGCCAGCACGGAAAAGATGAGTGTCGGCCAACAGGTGACAGGTTCAGGCATTCCTGATGGCACAACCATTACAGTCGTGGATAATGCGACCACATTTACGATCAGCCAAGCTGCCACCTCTTCTTTACCCAATACAACTTTAACTTTCACCACGGTTTTTCCTACTGTATTTCTTCATAGGGGGTTCAAGTCTAAAAATATAAAAAACATAACTCTCGAATTATCTGAAGATTACCAAAACAAACCATTCTCCAATTATTGGTATAACCCTAAGGCTCCTCTTTTCAAAGGAATAACTGATTTGAAAATACCTGAATTCGCTTACCTCAAGGTGGAATTCAACGAACCTCTTGACCCCACAAAATACTGGTTAAACGTAGACTACAACCAAACAGCAGGAGGAAATGAAGAACACAAAACAGTACAAATAACAGACTCGGATCAGAATAACATTAATAGCAACATAAAAGATTATGTCATGGAGGAATCCAATCCTGAACCGAATTGTTTTATTACGGAAAAAAACGAGAAATACGCAAGAATATTTGTTGGCCCGTTTTTCTCACGACCTATAGCGTACAAAGACTCGGACACAGCAGGGATGGTAAAAGCAACCGACAACTCGAACTACTCTAGGAGATTCCGGATAACGGCTACGTACTTTTTCTCTACAGGCGTCGACGGAAAGGGACTGTATCTAGGGGGCGCTAGTCAAGATAGATACCCTACGGGAAACGTTATTGGTACGATAGATCCAATTTCTAAAAACGCTCTCTACCAAGGGGAACCGATAATCACTAAAACATTCGACTTATTCGGTGACGAAAATAGTGCGCCCAGAGTCAGAACACAGCCTGCAGGAGGGACTTTTGTGCTATCTGGAGGTGCCAGCAATCTTAAGATTAGGGTTTTATTAAACCTTAGGTGGTTCCAGAAAAAGGTGCTTCCAAACGGAGGAACAATTGAAGAACCGCAACCCATGAACCTGTGGACGGATGCAAATGGAAATATGCCGCCTTCTCAAGCAGGGGATGGGTGGGATAACTATACAAACCTAAACTACGTTAATATTCAGGATTGGGAATATGGCCATTTCGCTCCCAACTTATATGAAAATATCTTTGGAAAATATTACAGCTTCTCGGCCAGCTCAATGCTTCGTGGAGGTACCACTAAGTGGGGTTCAGGTGGTGGTACCGCGAGCAAAGACTACACTTACCACAGCTCCCCTGAATTGGAAAATTATGCGTGGAAAGTATCTAAAAGTAAGGTAAAAATGGACGAATTTCATAAAGTAATCCACAACATAAGAATCCAAGGAGGAGTCATGATATCAGACGAATATTCCGCCCCTGTTCTTCCTTAAAATTGAAAATCACCCCATAACTTCCTATAATTAAGCAATGAAATCTCAATCATTCGAGGGATCCATCAATCGCGGCTCAAACGAACTCTATACTTCTACCCGCAAGCAGATTCTGGCCAGCAACGGGGACTTCGTGAAGATAGGAAATAACGAGGTTTACTATCAGGTTGAAGAAACCAAACAAATAACCCTTAAAAAGAAATTTCAGTCCCACGGTGATTACCTAACCATAAAAGGAAACTACGAATTTAAGATATTCCCCGGGGACAATGCCAAACTGTATTATCACGATTATGAAGCTGTACTTATAAACAAAATAACAAAAAGCGCCAAAGGAAATTCTTTCGGAGACCGATTCTTTTTTCAGGGAGGATACCCTTCCAGCTCCCGGGAAAACCTAACTGGCAAGTATACCGAAATAAAGGTAACAGCAGTCAATAAAGATGGATCAGTCAAAGAGGTTAATATAGTTGAGCCCGGAAAGTATATTACCCCTCCAGAAAACCCTATCATAGCAAAAAACCAAGACGGAAAAACAATTGAAGTGGAGGCAGAGTTTGATTATTCATCTGAATCATCCGTGTTTGAAAGGGACTTTACCTCGGTTGAATTCAAGGACGGGAAAACCCACCTTCGTCTCTATTACCCTTTTCCCGAAGAAATAGATAATGCCGAGCTTATTCTTTCGAAAAGTATTTTGTATTTAAATAAAGAATATGGAGCTGCACCTGTTCATGGACTCCTGTGCCAGACTACTTCAGATTTTTCACCTATAAATAAAATCCCCTTAGTGCCACCAAATGCCATAGCACCTCACGCCATATACAACAAAGCGGTTGAAGTGGTAGACAATAGACTCGCCGACATAGAGAAACGACTAGTCCGGCTAGAGAATAGAAATTAAGATTTCTGCAATAACCCTCCGGGCCGTTGTTGGCGAATGAGCTCCTGCAAAACGACAGACTGCAAAGCCTTTCCTAAATCCTTATTATTTTCTATATTGTTGGTCGAGTTTTCTTTGGAGG